CGAACAAGAACCCGGTGGCGCCGTTGATGATCCAGTCGGCCTGACAATCGAGCAGGAACGCACCGCCATCCTGGCCGATGTGATAGCCTGTTTGATAGGCGATGCAGAAATTGTGACTAAGCGAAATGAGGTCGCTGTTGGTGAGATTGAATGCCGTCCCGGTGCGCTGATGCGCGGTCATCGGCGACGTTGGCGAAATACTGGTGAACGGCCAGAAGTGGCAATGCGAGATGTATGGCGTGTCGTGCGAGTTATCGATCAGGATGCCGTTGTTATTGTCGCCGTAAACCCATTCGATTTTTTGTCTGGCCCATGAATTACCGCCGCCCGACGTGCTACTGATCCCCGTCGCGAAACCCATGATCAGGCAATAACCAACGTAAACATCGTCACCGTTGATTGTGATGCCAATGCCGCCGAATGCCGCCGAACTGGCCGCCGGCGTGACAAGCCCCTGGCGATAGATCGGCACGCCTTTGATACCGGACCCACTGTCCATCCGCACCGTGGCACCCGTGGGCAGTATCAACGCGCCGTTCAGTGTTGTCAGATCCAGAGCCGCGTTGCCTGGGTTCGTGTTGCCAGGGACGTTCCAACCGCCGCGTAGCGTGCGCCCCTTCAGAAGGGCGATGGTCGAGGCGCAGAAATGCCGCCCGGTCGGTGACAGCCACACCTCCTGACCAGGAGCGGCGAACGCGATCGCCGCGTTGATCGCGGCTGAATCATCAGTCGTTCCGTCCCCCGCCGCGCCATGATCGGTGACGAAGACCCAATGATCGACCCCCGCGCCACCGCCGCTGTGCGCGTCTACATAGGCTTTGTTGGCGGCCTGGGAGGCGATTGTCGGCGATCCCGACAGGGTCAGCGGCCCGGTCATCGCGACATGGCCGTCGAGCGGCAGGAATGGGCCACCAGAGGGATCGGTGACGATCGTGGCGGCGACGTAATCGCGCAACGCGGGGGCCGTGAACCGTCCCGAGCCGGCGTGCTCACCGACGAACGATGTATCGTCCGTCACCATTCCCAGGACCGGCAAATCGGCGATGCGAACGCCTTCGACCGGGGCGCCGCCGGTTGTCGTGATCGTCGTCGTCATCTGGAAGTTCCGCTCAGAATGATGGTGTCGGTCAGCACCGGCGGTGTCGCGTCGGTCAGCAGGATCAACGGCGCGATCGGACGTGAGACCATTGGCCGGACGTGCAGATGCCCCTCGGCCAGCAGCTCGACCTCGCCGCCACCCTCGGCGTCGAACAGGATCGCCCAGCGACACCGACGCGGCCACGCGCCCATGGTGCCGGCGGGAACGACGAGGCGGAACGTGGCGGTGGTGGTGTCGTAGACGGTTCCCGTGGCGGACCAGAGCACCGTGCCGGGTCCGGCGACCCCGCCACCATACCAGCCACCCCAGCCGTAGTCGTGGCCGCTCCCCCAGCCGCCGAAGTTCGGACCATGGCACCCTCTGCTGTCGGGCCAGACGAACATGGAAACCGCCGGCCCGCCGATGCCACCCGTGAGCGCGATCGGCAGCGCGTCCGGGCTGTCGCGATCAACGATTGAAACAAGCAGCGTGACGCTGTCGGTACTGCCGAGGACGAGGTCGCGCGTGGGCACGCGCACGGGGGAGATGCGGTCGAGTGGTAGCGTGAGGGCGAAGGTTGTCATGACGGCGCCGCGATCCAGTGATCACAGGTGAACACGAACCGCTTGCACGCCGGACACCAGTGTTGGGTTCTGTTCCTCATGGCGCGAACACCGGACCAGAGTATCGCACCATCCATTGCGAGGTCCCCGCATCGCCGATCAACGTCAGACGACGGCCGGCGGCCAATGTCTGCGGCGCATTCGTGCCACTCCCATAAATGCTCCAACCTACGGGAGGATACACGGCCAATGCCGCCGCGCTTGTGTTGATAACCTCCATTTCCGCGCCGCTCACGACAACCGGCAAGACAACACCAGACCCGGCCGCGACAGTGTTAACTCCAGACACCAAAGCCGAAAGGGATGTCGCCGTGGCCTGCGTAGTACCGGCGGCCGAAACGTTGGAGATGAAAGAAACGCCGAGACCTTTCACATTCAACCGCAGCGCCGTCGTGGGTGAAATATCACCTAAGTATGGGCCTCCTTGTGTTGTGAATACAGGAGCGCCTGATATGGGCTTCATTCCCACGGTTTTGTTTATTCCCCACCCCGAGACGCCGTGGATGTGAGTGCCGGGAGTTATAATGACATCCGGAGCATCGGTATCGATCCGAATGCCGTCGCAACCACCAGTCGCATAAAGGAGCATCGCACCGTCTATACGCACCACCCCAGACCATTGGGTTATATGAATACAATGCCCGCCATTCAGCGTGTATGAAACCCAACACTTCAGGACGAAAAAGCCACCCTGAGGATCGTTCAGTACAACATTGTCGCCGATCTGCCCGCCGCCTGGATTACTCGGCCCCGGTGAGGTCGGCGTGCCAAGAGCGCCGGAGCTGTCAATACTGACATTCACCCCGATAAACACTTCTCGATTGGACTCCGCCGCCAATGCCTGATCAACGACCAGATTATTCCAGTTGCCTATTATGTCGGTGTTATCGACATTGATGCCGCCAAACGCGCCGCCGACGCGCAGGCCGATGTGGGCACCCATGATCTTGCCGAATTGTATGAATAACCCGGCCTTTCCGCCCGTGCTTCCAACTCCGCCATTAACTCTCACCGCGTCGTTTTGTGCCGTCGCCTCAAAGTTGGATAGCGTCACCGTATCTGTTTTATCGAACCAGAAACCATTCCATAGATTGTAGTGCATATTGCCGTCAGAACCGATATGCACCGTGCCCGATTGGCCCGCGAGTTTAATCTCCGTCAGACATCCATGGGCGCAATTATCAAGATGAAGACCAGTCCCGGCCGTCATCACAGTCCCACTATCTATTGTGAAGCCACTGAGAGAAAAGTTCGCGCATCCGGTCAACTTCATAATATCGACCGTGGTATCCGCTCCAGTGTAATGCAACCATGTGACGGACTGGCCTGATCCAGCCAATGCCCAACCTTGTCGACCATTCAGCACGGGGAGCGGCGTCGTGAAACGTAGAATACCGGACGGCAGAACACCCTTTACACCAGTGGTACGTGCTTGCAGCGCCGCGAAGAACGCCTGTAGTGGCGCGGTATTGTCGCCAGCATCGGGCACCACACCGTAGTCCTCGGCGTAGAGCACTTCAGCACTACGATCCTGCGCCGATCGCATTACCGTGCCGCCGGTCGCTGTCCAGTACAGCGGCCCGGTCACGCTTCCGGCGTCAACTGAACCAGGCGGCCCGATCGGCCCGGTGTCGCCCTTTTCGCCGTCCTGACCGTCCTGACCGGGCGGCCCCGGCGGCCCGATCCAACGCACCGGATCAGGCGGCCCGGTGTCGGTGCCGGGATAGTCGGAATATCTGAGCTTATAATAAGTGCTCATGTCGTCACCTGGATTAACTCAGTCTGGGACTGTTGCCTGGGCCAATACTGTGTGCGCCGCGCCCACTGACTGACCATGGTCTGGCCGTGCATCGTGCCGCCGATGGTCAGACTCGTTATCGTGGGCAAAGCCGTGATATTGCCGCTATCGGACGACTTTCCCACACCATCGTGCGCGCCGTTGACAGCGGTGCCCATGCTCCAACTGGCGGCGCTCTTGTGTATTGGACCCGCCGCCGCCGACGCGGTCGGCATCAGGCAATAAGCGAGTGTCGCGCCAACAGACACCGCCGCCGCGTTCACCGACGGGGTTGACGAGGAATCGTATTGCTCCGGAACGATATAGTCGGTCGCGGTGGCCGCCCCGACAAGTTGCGCGGCCGCCCCATACCCGATTGCCGTGCCTGCCATGATATACTCATGCGACAGACTGCCCTTCGTCTGATCGAACCATGAGCCTACTGGCATGGTCACGACGTCCTGCGCCCGCGTCACCGTCGCCGCTGTCGTTGGGATGTAGCTCGTCGCGAACGCGCCCGCCTCAACTTGCGCGCCCCAGGCGTAAATCGTCTGCGCGGCTGTCGCCGCCTGACTGGCATCCCGCAAGTCTGTTCCGAGTTCAAACGTCCACGAGGCGGCTGTCAGGGCCGGCGTTGTCAGCGTAAAGCGCTGCCATTGCGTCGTGAGTGTCAAACGCGGCGTCCTCGCGAAAGATACCCCCGCGCTGTTCGTATTGAGGTATATCTGTTCACCGCCAACGGCTCCACGCAACCACATGCTGAATGTGTAAATGACAGCGGCGACGGTGATATTCTGGTATGTGAAACTCACCGCGCCACCTGACGATACGGCGGGGTAAACCACCCGCGTCCCCGTCAACGTGCCATCGGGCGCGATAATGTTGTTCGCCGTTACCGCCGGATCACCTGAGCCACTGCTGAAAACGGCCCAAGGCGCGACTCCCATGGACGATTGCAACACGATATTCGTCCGCGCCTCCTCGATCAGCAGGCCACGCAGCACACCGCTCGCATAATCCCACCGTGGCGCGTCCACCGCCGCCGATCGTATCGTTCCGCTCGCATCGGTGTATGTCGCCACGCTTGCGCGCGTAAACGTGATACGCGGATCGAGCGGCGCGCTCATGAAGTTGAGGTCGAGCGTCGCACCGGCGGGCCGGGCGATGCGCACCCCACCGAGGCACGCATCCACGACCATCGTATCGGTAACGCATTGGCCATACGCCGATACCGACGCGGGCAGCGCGGCCCCGGCCAGCAACAGTGAGCGCCGACCGATCACCTCACCACTCGCGCGCCACGAACGCCTGCGCTGTGCTCGCGCCGATGATCGAATACGCCTGCCCGGACGCGGGAGACATGCAGAGGAACTGCTGACCGACCGGGATCAGGATCGATGGCGGACCCGCGACCGCCGTCGCCGTCTCCGATACCCACAAACTGCCCGCCGACTGGTTCTGGATCATGCAGCCGTGCCGGCCGCTCCACGCCGGTATGGCGACCTGCGCGGTGCCCCCGGCGGTGATGGTGCCAGAGCGGTCGGCGTAAGTGACAGCCTGCGCCAGCGCCGACGTGGGCAACAACAGAGCGGAAAGTATAAAGACGCGGATCATGGCACCACCTCTCATCACTAAAAATATTCGGCCACGACCCGCTCGCCGCTCGTCGGCAACGCGGTGATGGTGAACAGCGTCCGCATCGCCTCCACCACATCGGCCGGCTTCTGCTCGGCCGGCGGAAACTTCGGCGCCAGATTGTAGGCCGCGAGCATCTCGTAGGCCGGCGCGGCCATCTCCGGGATGTCTCCCGAGGCCCACCGCGCGATGCCCTTGCCGACCAACTCGGTGTGAACAGCCATGACGCCCTCGACCGCGATGTCGTGCGAGGCGATGCCCATGGCGCCCCGCTTCACGCGCCCCTCCAGCAACGCCACCAGGGACGGATCGGCCGCCTTGCCGAAGGACGAGGCCATTTGTGCCGCTGTCAGCTTGACGTATTCCTCGACGAAGGCGCGCGGCACGGCGGTTGCGTCCCACCAGACCAGCGCCTGGGCATCGAGCGCGGCGTGAACGCTGGCCACCTTGTCGAGCGCCAGCGCCTGATCGGAGGGAAGCGGCGTTTCGTCCGAGGCGATGACGCCCAACTCGACGAGCGCCATCGTGGCGATGGTGGCGACAGGCATCATCTCCGTCATGGTCGGGCGGTCGTCGAGCGGCACCACGGCGACGTTGAGCCGCCGCAGCGTCCGCTCGGCGATCGTCGAGACGGAGACGGTCACCTCGGCTGCGCGGTCGGCGGCGCCGCCGGCAGGTGGCCCGGCACCAATGACGGATCGACGCTCACATAGGTCCAACCCAGCGACGGGCAGTAACAGAGCATCCAGTACGTCTGCGAGGCGATCGGGTGCGACGGTGTGCCTGGCTGGCCGGGCAACCCCTGATCCGGCCGTCCCGGCGACGGCGGCGGACGCGGTAGTCCCTGATCAGGCGCACCAGGGGAGGGCGGTTGGATCGGGTGCGACGGCACGCCCGGCGACGGCCAGATGGTCCCTGGCGGCGTGCCGGGAGGGGCGGGAACGATTGGATGCGAAGGCACGGGAGGCGGCCACACGCCCACCGGAGGCGGCGGCAACCCCTGATCGGGCCGCTCCGATCCAACCCCGTAACCAGGGTCCACCGGACCCTCGACACCGGGGAGCGCGTTATCGGGATGGCCAGGAGCGCCAACCCGCAAAAAACCGTGAACGTAAGGCATCATTTGCTCCGCTTTTAATGGGTCACGTCACCGCCGCGACGCTGATCCGCTGAGCGTGTCCGGAGGCGGCGTCGGAAGGTCATTGGCGTCGGTGATGATGCCCGCCGCGAGGCTGGACATGCGCGTGGCCGGCGCGGCCGGCGCCACGTGCCGCGCATCAGGCGGCGGCGGCGGCTCCCACGGCACGCCTGTGGGCGGCCCTGAGGGGGCGTTTGGATCCAACCCGAGACCGATCAGGTGGGCGTCGCGGGCCATCGTGTTTTCCTCGATCGTGCCGCCCGCCCCGCCCCGCGCGCCAATCGAGCCGTCGCCGTTGTAATCGAGGATGATCTGCGCGCCGATCGTCGCGGCTGCCATCGCCTGCCGCTGCTCCGGCGTGCGTGTGGTTGCGGCGGCCGGCTGTGCTTTGGGTTGGGACGCGGCGCCGCTCGTGGTCGACGCGCGCGTTTCGTGTTCGTCAGCTTTCGTTGCCATTTCAGTCTCTCCTCATGGTTGACGCGGCCCGCGGATAAGCTGCTCGACCAGGTCCCGCAGGTGATCGAGTTCTCTGACGTTGTCGTCCAGCCGCGCGCCGAGAACCGCCATGGAATGCGAGTTGGTCCATGCGACGCCGATCAACGCGGCCAGCATCAACGGCGCGAGCGCCACCGCGATTTTGAGCCACGGTGACATCTAGCATTTTACTCGTTACGCGTCCGCAACCGCACTCGTCCATACACTCACGATGCCTGCGTCAACGGGTTTTGTTGTGTCTACCGTGGGATCAACACCAAAGCGCAACTTCCCGATACCCCTCATTTCGGAAATTCCGATTCCATGGAAGAACGAATAATCGCGTACGTTCGTCGTGCTCTTCATCCGTTGTGCCCATGCAACGCCCAGTGCTTGCGCGCCGCACAGCGCCGACATCGCGACGTCAATGCCGCCAGTGCCCGCCCCGGCGATGATCGGCATCTCCGGCACTTCGCGGATGATCACGCCATTGTATAGGATATCTCCAGCCGTGAACAATGGATTATCGCGGCCACGATCCCACGCGTATTGCAACGTGTTGATGATCACCGGATCCTGCATCAGATCACGGAACGGTAGCGACGGCATGAACATCACGAACCATTCCTCGTCGTCATTGACGCTGATCGGCCGGATGCGCGGTGAGGCGGTGCGCGCGATGCGTTTCGCCAACGTGACGGTCGCGGCGGTCATCTTGTCGGCGGTGTTGTCGATGGTCAGCAGCGCGGTCGCCATGACGCCGGACACCGCGTTCGACTTGGACGCGCCGAACAGCACGCGGTCGGCGTTGTTGACCATCCAGGTGTTGCGCTGGCCGGCGGTGGCCGCCGCGTAGGACACCTGCACGTTGTTGTCGGCGGTGATCGCCTCCAGCGACGTGATGATGTCGTTCCGCATCTTCTCCAGTTCCCAGACCATCAGGGCTTCCCTGGCGGCCTCGCGGAGATCGATGACGGACTTCTGCTCGTCCCAATCCGAGACGGCGACGGCGTGCCGGAACGCGGACACGACCAGGTTCAGCGACCGGGCGTTGAGGATTTCCTCGTTGCCCTCCAGGACGGTGTTTCCGGAGACGCCAGCGCCGACGAGGCGGCGGACGGTCGGGAACACCACGGTGTCGCCCGCCTTGCGGGTCAGATCCTCGCGGACCTGGATCATCGCGCCCATGGTGGTGCCCATGTAGCGCGCGAACTGGTTCTTGCGGACGTACTCGGTGAAAAAATCGCTGTCCCAGATGAGCGGCGTTAAGCCCGCCCGTGCTGGGGTCACATTCATGTCGGCGATGATCGCCTCCTGTCGCGGGGATTTTCGGGAACGTGAACGGACGCCCGGATAAAGCCCGGCGACGGCTCAACGCCCGATCAGTCCCCCGGCGACGGGGTCACGCTGCTTAAGGGCCAGCGGTGCCCAGCGCCCGCATCAACCCCGGCGACGGGTTGCCTTCGCGTCCGCGATACGCCCGATTGTGCCCGGCGGCGGCGGCGGTTGCTCCAGCTCGGGCAGCGTGACCGGGGAATCGGTCTCGGTCAAGACGGCGGCCACGATCAGGCGGGCATCAGCCAGGGCGTCGGCAATAGTCCGGCGCTTTTCGGCGTCCGATTCAGGCACGCGGCGCTGGAGGCGCGCGGCGTAGAGGATGGCGGTCAGGGTGGCGAGGTCGGTCAATTCATTTTCTTCCGTAGCGCGGCTATCCGTAGCCGAAGCATATCGACCATCAGCTTTCCCGCTTCGGAGTCGTTATCGCCACTGGCGACAGCCGCGACGGCGAGGCGCCGGCCATCCATGATTTCAACGATGACACCGATACACGCGCCATGATCCCTCTCGACAACCGCGATACGGGCAACCTCATCGCGCAATTCGTTTGTACAATAACAACGAATGGCATCGATTTCGTCTCGCGTGAAAGTCGGCACGGCGGTCAGGGTGGCGAGGTCGGTCACCTGATCGACACGGGGCGCAGCGGTATCTCACCCAGTAGCATCGAGACCAGGACCAGGATGAAGATCAGCGCGACAATGGCGATGGCGATCGTGCCGAACGGAGCAGGCAGTGGCAGGAGTTGGATCACCCAGACGATCACGCCCAGGATGAGGCAAAGCACGAGCAGCCAAATGAGGAGTGTGATCATCGTTTCCGCTCCTGATGCTCCTTGGTATCCTGAAGTAGTTCACCGAGGACAAACATAATAGAAAACGGCAATTCGGTGACACGTACCAGGCGATCATGAACACGATTTTTGCCACCAAAAGCCTTCACCACCACGAAATTACCGCGATCGGTCCGGTAGCCGACCTGCGCCCAACCCTTCCCCTCACCAGGGGCACAAAGACGCAACGCCCATTTATCGCCGAACAAGGGTGTCACTCTGGCGCGTTCCGCCGGATCGGAAAATCGCTCAACAAGCGCAACCAACCAATCTTCCAAGGTCGAGCCGCCATCGAGTGAGGCTTCGCTCACCGTTTTCGTTCCGGTCTGCGAAGGATATCATCCATGCTCATTGGCCCTGCGTAACCATTCATCCCCCGTGGCGCGCTGCTCCGCGCGTTCGCGAGGCTCGGCGGCATCCCGGCGACCGGCGACACCGGCGGATCGGCGCCCTTCTCCTGCTCCCACTTCGCCCGCAGCCTCGCCTCATACGCCGCCGGGTCCGTCCCGATTTCCTCGTGCAACCGCGCCGTCGCGTTGTTGTCGATCATCCACTGGTAGGGGTGCGGCTGCGAATACAGTTCGGCCCACAATCGCGGCTCGGCCTCGCCGCGCTTTTTGAAGTACTCTGTCTCACGATCGATGACCTCTTTCCCGTGCTTGTCGAGCGCCATCATCTCGCTGGTGTTCAGGCGCTCGTTCAGCACCACGCCGCGCATCCGGCGCGTATAGCCCTCCGGGTCCGTCGCCGGGTCGATCGGCGGCAGCGGCTGTGGCGGCGGCGGTGGCGGGCCTTTCTTCGCGTCCTCAAGCTGCTTCGCCATTTCGTCGCGTTGCGCCTCGGCCTTGGCCGCACGCTCGACCCAGTTCTGCCGTTTTTGCCGTTCCTTTTCGTAAGCCGCGCGCGGGACGATCGGCTGACCCGGCTCCGGATCGCCCGGCTCCGCGTCGTCGTCCGGCTCCGGTGTGGCGGCCGGCTTCGCCGGTGTCGCATTCTTGTGCGCTGCTTGACCTGGGTCGGGCTTTCCCGCGTCGGGCTTTACATCACCCGTACCACTGGCTGGCGCGGCTGTGCCGCCGTCCGTGGAGGTTG